CCTGCCGCTCCGGTCCCGACACCAGAATGCCGTCCGCCCACACCGCCGGATCATGCACATCCGCATCCGCTGGCGCAACCATCGAGGTTGCACCCGTAGGCGTAGCATTCGACTAAAGTAAAGGACAAAAATTCTAATGAGTGAATTTCTCAACTACGACAAGCTACGCGACACCGGGGCAACCCAGCGCGTAGCAGAAGCCGCAACCATCCTACGCGATGGCATCCGTGGCGGATATTCCGCGCAGGCACGCTTGCAGGAAGCCTTGACTACTAGCGACTTCCCCGCCCTCTTGGGTCGCGCATTCGAGTACGAAGTTCTCGACCTGTACCGTGGCTACGAAACCCAGTGGCAGAAGGTGGCGCAGACCACACGCCTGTCGTCCTTCAACCCCACCCCCCTGGCTACCCTCGCAGGCGACATCGACTACGTGCACGTCAATGAAGCTGAAGAGTACAAGGCTGCTGACCTGTTGCCTGGCACTGTCCAGATCAAGAATGACAAGTACGGTCGTGTGTTCCCCTTCACTTGGGAAGATGTCGTAAACAAGAACTGGGACAAGTTGACCCAGATTCCTAAGCGCCTCGCAGCTGGTGCAGCCAAGCTTGAGGACAAGGTAGTGTTCTCTACCCTGTTCGACGCACAGGGCATCAACCAGGCATTCTTCTCGGGTGCTTCTGCAGCTGACACCAAGGCTCTGTCTCTCGAAAACTTGAAGGCTGCATACGCTGCTGTGTCTGGTCGTGACGGCGTGCACGGCTCCGCTATTGATGTTGAGCGCATGGTTCTTGTCGTTCCGTCCGCGCTCGCTGTCCAGGCACGTGAGATTCTGGGAGCTAAGGAAATCCGCACCAAGTCCGGTAACTCCGAGACTGTTTCGGCTAACTTCCTTTCGTCGAACATTGACATTGCGGTTGTTCCTCAGCTCGCACAGTTGAACCCGGCTGTCACCAAGAAGAACACTACCTGGTTCCTCCTGCCTGCTGCTGGTTCTGCTAACCCGGCTATCCAGCGTGCAACCCTGGTTGGGCATGAAACCCCTGACCTGCGTATCAGCAACAACACCGGCATCTCCGTGACCGGCAGCGCCATTGATGCACGTGAAGGCGGCTTCTCTGACGACACTATTGCTTACCGTGGTCGCCACGTCACCGGTGCGGCTGCTGTGTTCGCTCACGCTGCATACGCATCTGACGGCACCAAGTAAGCTATACTAGGAAGGTAAGCTCTATGTCTCTGACAGCAGAAGATATTTACACGATCCGCCTACTGGTAAACGATTTACCGAGCGATGATAAACAGGTTCACGATCATGAAACTATTTTCTCTGACAGGGACATAGAGCTTCTTGCATCTCTAGAGCCTGCCAGCGTCGCGGCGGTTACTGTGCGTCGTGTTGCGGCTCGCTTGTTGCGGCGTATGGCAACAGATGAAAACCTGCTGTCTAAGAAGATTACGACACAGGATTTGTCTGTTGACGGCGTGGCTGTCGCTGCTGAGTTGCGGGCGCAAGCTGACGCACTAGATGCCGAGGCTACCCGTATCCACGATGATGGTGACCCCATGCTGGGTGCATGGTTTGAGCCGATGGGGGAGTGCCGTTATGGCTCGCTATACTTCTAGGCAGCGTGTTGTGCCGCGTGATTGGTCGTTGCGTCTTGCGCCTGTTGTTGAGCAGGGTATGACGGCTATGGTTGATGTGCTTGCACCTGCTGCGGTGAATCCTAAGGCACCGCTTGCTGGTGTGGTTGAGAAGCGTGTGTTTACGGATGTGACTTGCCGTATTCAGGAGTTGAACCGTTACGCGGATAACGTGACTGGTAGTGTGCAGGATGCGGCTACACGTGATTATCTGGTTCAGATGCCGTTGCGTATGTGGGAGCTTCACGCTGGGCTGCGGAATCACGTACTGGTTGTTACTGCATCGAATATTCCTGGTATGCATGGTAAGCGTTTCATTGTGAAGCAGGTTATGTCAGGTTCCTTACTTGGGTCTATTGACCTTATCTGTGGTGAGATGCAGAACCAGAGAGCAGGCGCAAAATGATGCAACAGGACTGGGAAGAATTGAAAAAGCTGGCTGTCACATTCCAGGTCGCGGCTAGACATGATTTCTCTTCTGAGGTTCTAGCGGCTGGCAAAATCCTTAGGGACGATGCTAAACGCCGCGCACCAGTCCGTACCGGGTATTTGCGCTCGAATATTACTGCCGCTAAGGCTGGTAAGAACGCTGCGGATGTTATCTCTGCTGCACCATACGCCGCATACGTCGAATTCGGTACATCTAAGATGGCACCGCGCGCACACTTGCGCCCGGCTATTGATGCGAGCATGGATGATATGGTCGCCGCGATTGTTGAGGGGGTAGAGCTGTGAGTATCACGATTGACCTTGCGGAAGCTATCGAGCATGCGCTAACTGGTATTGAGAATGTGTCTGTGTTCCAGGGCTTCGTGCCTGAGTCCGTGCCTGAGTACCTGCCGAACCATATCAAGCCGTATGTGGCTATTTTTATGGGTGTAGGCGCGGGGTATGAGGACATGGTCGGACTGTGCGGCACACCTGACAATGATTCGCTTACTGTGGATTTCACTGTTACCTGTGTAGCACAAACCACGCATGAGCTTTACGCTCTCACTGATGCTGTGCGGGATAGGCTCGCAACCACAAAGATTATGGGTGACATTTACGCTAACCTGGACTTTGCGCAAGCACAAGGGCAGGTCATGCTAACTGATTCAGAGGTTACGCCAGCTCGTCTCTACACGCCTTTGACATACACTATTACCATACCTAGGGGGTAATGTTGGATAATTTTATGTGGCTAGTGCACCCAGAGACTAAGCGTCTCGCATATGTGCCAGCCAGCTATCAGGAGCTATTTGGTTTTGAGGTTCCGCCGTCACAGCGCGAGCAGGAACCAGCAGAGCCTGTAGAATACACAACTATCAACGAGTCTGAGGAGGACTACAATGGCTGATTCTTCGCCGGGACGCACCTACGCGGGCGCTAAATTAAAACTTATGCTTATCCCTATGGGCGGTGTCGTCTCTATGGACAAGCCCAAGGTAGCAGAGCTGAACGCTAACACTGCCTTGGATATTTCGTGCGCGGCTATCAAATCTCAAACCAAGATCGGGTCTACCGACTCTGAGACCATCGACGGTATGGCTGCCGTGTGTGAGGACACTAACGCTAAGGCTTGGGGTCAGTCCAATGCTGAAGTCGAACTCGCTATCTTCCGCTACTTCCAGGAAGGCGCTAACGGCGGTAAGTTCGACCCGGTGCGTGACAAGATTTTTCAGATGCTCAAGAACAAGGGCACCGAGGCTTACGTTGTCACCCGTCACACCAACAAGCCTTACTATGAGCCGTTCGCAGAGGGCGACGAAATCAGCATCTACGCATGCTCCTTCGACCAGCCGCACCCTGTGAATGAGGCTGCTGACCGTACCTCTGGTTACATTCGTACCATTCACAAGTGCCAGGTGACTGGTTTCCGTGAGTTCATTTCTGTGGTAGCATAGTAATGTGTCTTGAGTGAGTGAGTGATACAATATTGGGTGTCTCCCCTATGGTGGTTGGGGGAGACACCCAATATTTTTTACCCATCACACCACCAAATGAGGGATAAAACCAAAATGGCTAAGAACACTGCTGAGAACGCTTTTAACTTGTCCGAGTGGCTGTCTGGTGCAGACCAGTACAAGCTGCACCGCGAAACGCTCCTACTACTGAACCCTGACGATGTTGCAGACCTTGCAGAAGTAGAAGAGCAGATCGAAAAGCTAGAAGCGTTGCGTGCCGAGGGTGAGAGCGACGACATGGAAACCGTAGCCTCAGAATCACTCGACGGTGAGCTTGCCGCACTGTATGAGCAGGTAGAAGAAATTACTGCTAACGCTAAGACTGCTACTTTCCGTACACGCGTCCTCAACGATGCTGAGCTGAAAGAAATCAATGCGGACTGGAAGAAAGACACTGGCAAGGACGAAGTAGACACCGAAGACCTGACTTGGTGGGCGCGCGTATTCCAGCTCACCGCAACACTCGAAGGTCAATCACTCGCAGCATCACAATGGCTGAAACTTGCTGATACTCTAGGCGGGCAATTCGTGAAATGCCTCTCAACCTACGGCGAAGCACGCGCAGCCGAAGCCACCCTAGAGGTGTCGCCCCGATTTCGTCGCCGATAGCCTAATCGAAGAAGAAAATGCGGGCGCTGTACTCGTAATGCGTGCAGCCGCCCGCTGGGGCAAACCCCCATCCGCGATGCTACTCGGCGACAGCACACGTGACTGGACAGACCGCGACATGACAGCCGCTCTAGGATGGGAAATCTACCAAGCAGAACTATGCCCCGAATGCGGCAACCCACGCAAAAAATGCCGTGAAGGACACACGCAGTTCGAGGTTGAAACATACACCTGCAAGGCTAAAGAAGCAGTCGAACAAATCACCCAGCGCGAAGACTACAAGCCACGCCCAGGTGACATACTCGTCCCAGAACCATACGACGCGACAGAAGACCCCGCATATTTGGACTTGTTAGAATGGCAGCAACAACTAGCTGAAGAAGAGCAGGAGTAATAGCATGGCACGAACCGGCGGCTCACGATCACGTGGCGGAAGCTCAAACACAGCACAAACCGTAACCATCCAGCTACGGGCAGACACCAAGAACTTTGTCGCCGGTGTGACCGCCGCCGCCAACAGTGCACGCAACGCAGCACAACAAGCAGCACGCGAAACAGCCAAAGCAACAGCCAACGCAGCCAAAGCAGCACAAACCGAAGCAACCAAAGGCTCCGCCCAATCAGCCGCC